AGAGAACCAATCTTTTTAAGACCAGTTGATTGTGGATCTGTAATCCAATGGAAAGGTTCCATTAATTGTTTAGAGAAAGTAAGTACTTGTCCATTCCCTAAGTCAATTCTTGTTGGATCTGTATTCTCTAATATAGATTGACCACTAAATATATAGTTTAGTGCAGATCCTGCTGCTGCATAAGTTAGTGCAGCTCTAGCAAAGTAATACTGATACATTCTACGTAATGCTGGATCAGACTCAAATGCAGGTAAAGACTTAGCTATAATTCTTACATTTGATATTGTCCAGTCAGGAGCAAATAATAACAATTGCATATAACCTCTAGAACCTGGAGCAAACGTAGTTTGCATCAAACGTTTTAGAGTAGGTGATTGTATTCTGTTCGCTATTTGTTCCCAGTTCTGTCCACCAAATGCATCATTAGAAAATGTTGCTGCTTGTGTAGCCTTACGATATATATCTGCGTGAGTATCACCAGGCATTAACCTCATAGGATTAGGTTTTTTCATTAAAGTTTCAGCGTCTAACACAGTTAAAAATGTGTGTAGTTTAGCTGCTGTAAAAACTCTATCCCATGTAATTTTGTCAAACCATCTAAATACATCTTCTACTTTACCATTAGTAGATATACCAAAATGTCTTTTTAAGAATGTATCTACACCTTTAATGTTATAGTAGAATCTGTCAAAACCTACGTCCTCTGGTATTGAAATCTGTAACCCTGAACCTTGTGCAAATCTTACTGCATCCTCATAACCATGATTTCTTAGTTGCTGAACAGCATGTTGATGTTCTTTTAAATATACTTTAGGATCTCTAACAGATCTAAGTACTTCAGGTTTAGCTCTTGGATCTAGTATTTTTTTCATACTATTCCATTTGTTTCCTGCAAATAACATAGACTCAACTAATGCACCTGCATGAAAGAATGAGAAACCAACTGCTAATCTTTTCATCATAAGGTTAGTAGTAAAGAGTGCTCCCATAAATGCACCTTCATCAGTAGCATCAAAAACCATTCTTATAGATCTTTCCATACCTTTGTGTATGTATGTAGTAGATTTATCATCTGCAAAATATGGGTGTTCAAACTTAGTATAGTTCATCTCATCTGGAGATGTTCTGGTAACACTTCTAAGCATTAAAGGTTTACCATCTATATTAGTTTTTTCTAGATTTCTAATAACACCTCTTGTAGCCATAGCTTTACCAGCAGCAAAGCCATATATTCTTACAAGTTCTGCAGGATCATCAAATCCTTTTCTAATAGAATATCCTTTTTGTAATCCATGATTTATATCACCAAATACACCACGTCTAGCAAACTGAAATTTACCACTTGGTCCAGTAACTATAGGACTATCAAAGTCTTTAACAAATCTAAATGGTTGTTGTTTTGGATTGTATTCATTCCAAAGTAAAGGTAGGTAATTAGTTCTTTTATTAAATACTAATTTGTTTTCTTGACCAAATATATTGTAATATTCATCAAATATTTTTTCTAAAGATTTAGCTGCTTGTAATTCTTTATTAGTTAATTGACTATCAGGTATAGTTTTACCTTTAGGATCATATATAAATTCTGATTTATTTTTATTCCATGTACCTTTTGCTTTAGTAACATAGTAAAATACTTTACGTCTTGAATCTATAGCATCAGGTAGCTGTGCTTTAACTACATTAGATAGTTCTTGTGCTGCTGAATTTAATTTAACAGTAATTAACTTCATAGTATCAAGAGCTGCTTCTCCTGATAAAGATGCTTCATCAAATTGTTTTGGAGCTTTTTTAAGTGCAGAAGTAAATAGTCTTGCACCAGCATATATACCAGCACCAACAGCAATACCTTTAGTAGTTGCTAATAATTTTTCATCATCTGCTGTAAGAAATTGTGCTGTACCACCTATAGCTGCTAATGATCCTGCACCTTTAAACCAAGATGCCATTGACATATCTTTAGCATTTTCATTAATAGTTCTTAATGCTGTAGTAATGTCAGCTTTAATAACTTCAAATTTTTTAGGATCAGCAATAATATCTGCTTCTTTTCTAATAGCATCTATAAGCTCATCAACACTTCTATAAATACCTTGTTCATTGTATTCTACTAATTTAGTAGGATCTTTAGTATGTTTTTTTAATATCTCTGTTACTTTTTGGTTAGCAGTTTGTAATGGAGTTCTAGTCATTCTACGTGCTAGTTCTCCTGCACCTGCAAATCCTACTGAGAATAAAGCTCCTGCTGTAGCTCCTATAGTAGTTTCTACTGTAGTTCTTTTAGGATCTAATGTTCTATCTTCTGATAGCTGCCATACAGATGAGAATACTAATGGTGTTGCTAATGTAGCAAATGCACCAACTTTTAAATCATCTATAGTTTGTTTACCAATCTTAGCGTATTTAAAATTTTTACCTGCTTTAGTTCTAATAGCATTAACTACACCTCTGCCTAATCTACCCCAACCTAATGGCATAAAAAGTAGCCAAGGGTCAGCCATAAGCATATTAACAAACTCAGCACCAAATAACTTTGGATTTTTTTTAATCATGTTACCTACTTCTTTTAGGTCAACATGCATATCTCCATCATCTAATAAATAACCAAAACGTTGTAGTTTACGTTCTGCTTCTTCATATAATTTTGTACCTGCAAGATCAGGATTATTACGTATAAAATCTAATGCTTCTTGAGCTTGTTTTTTTTTAGTATTTCCTGTAACAAATTGATAGAGTGATGCTGGTAGAGATTCTTCCAACATAAGATCTAGAGGATTCCTTAAAGATTGAAAAAAGCCTGGAGTTTTATCTTGTATTGGATCTTTTAAACCATCAGGTATTTGTCTTACAGGATCTCTTAACTTAGGGTCATTAAGTAAAAAATCATTAGCCATTATTTAAGTGGGTTTTTTTTTCTTTTTCTTGTAAATAACATTAAATCACTTGTATCTGGTTTTCTATCTGGATCAAAACCCCATGATTCTTGTGTTTGTCTAAATGCTGCTGTTTCTCTATAGTCCATAGGTTTAACAGTTCGTCTACTTCTAGTTTTAAATGAACTTAATTTAGCTCTAGCTGTGTATCTTTCTGATGCTTTAGTATATAGTTTGTTAGCTTCCATATCTGCTTTTTTATAAGCAGCAACACCAGCTTTATCTTTTTGTCTTTTTAACCAACTAGCTTGTCTAAGTCTTGGTTGTCCTGTTATTTGTTTATATGGATTAGGATTTTTACTTAAAAATTTTGTTCCTGCTTTGTTCTTTGTAGTTTCACCAGTAATAGTATTTGTTATACGTTTAATAGTAGTAGCAATCTTTTGTCTATTACCTGCAAGTTCTTTAGTTAGTGTTCTATTAAATTTTCTTTCAGCTAATTTACTAGCAATAGCATCACCTCTAATAGCTTCTTCACCAAGATGAGTAGTAGGTGAATCTTTACCTATTATCATTCTATGTGATTTATCACCTAATGCTTTAGATCTAAGTTCTATTTGTTTTTCAGTTAATCTTTCTGCACTAACTTTAGGAGTTTTTTGTGCAGGTAACTTTTGTATTTTACTTTTAGGTATATCTAATCTTTGTTTTTTTTTAAAAACTTTTAGAGTACTACGTTTACCAGCAGGTAAAAATCTTAATATTGTTTTCATTATTATCCTTCAAAGTATTCAGGGAATCTATTTCTAAGAATTTTTTCAGCTCTTTGTCTAGATACCTTTTGTAATTGTGGGTTAGCTGCTAATAGCATAGCATAAATTTGTGAATCATCATTGGTTAATACATTACCATCTGATTTAGGTATTATAATTTCTGGTCCTTCTTCTCCAACAACATAAGCTTTACCAGCTTGAGCTGTTCCACCTCTTGCTAATCCAGGTATATCTTTTTGTAAAGTTGCAGATGTAATACCAATTTTACTTAAAAAACTTTCTTTCTTTCTAACTATTTTAGAATTAACTAATCTTTCTAAAATTTTAAGTTGATCTGTTCTTCTTATAATTTGAGATTTACCTTGACGTTTAAGATCGTTTTGTTTTTCTCTAATTTCTTTTTGGAATTGTACAGCTATTTCTTCTACAGCTGCTTCGTATCTAGCTCCAGCTCCTGGACCACTAATTAAATTTTCTAACCAGTTACCTTCTTCAATGTTAATTGATTTTAACATATCTTTAACTTCTGCTATATCAGCAGTAGTTGCTTGGATAGGTTCCATTTTTCTAGCTTCAATAATACTTTTGTAATGTTGTGATATTCCTGCTGCTTTTAAAGTATTATCTAATGCACCTTGACCTAAAGTTTTACCTTCAGCTCCTGCTTGCATAAATGCTAAACCCAATGTAAATGCAGGATTAGCCATAAGTCCTTCAAAGCCACCTTTGTCTTTCCAAGATGCCATAGCTTTATCAAAGTCTACGTTTGCCATGTTAGCAAGTTTTTGCATAAAACTAATATCACCTTGTTGTGTACCTGATCCACCCATCA